TCAACAACCAGTTGAACACCCGCATCGATAAGCAGCACTTGGTCGACACGATGGTGCGCTGTGCCGTGGATACCGGGGTGGCTTTCCTCAAGGTGGGCTGGAAGCGTGAGACGAAGATGTCGAAGCGCATGGTTCCGCAGTACGAGTTGACCTCGAACCCGGAATACCTGCCAATCATGCAGGAACTCGACGCACTCAAAGCCGAATCCCCTTCGCAGTATTACGAAGTGGATGAAGGCTACCGTCTTGCGCACGAAACCTACGAAACCGACGGTATTCCGTACGCTCCGTTCCAAGTTGGGATGATCGAAGAAGAATTCGAAGAAGTTCTGGCGAACCATCCCACTTTGGAAGTGGTATCGCACAAGAATGTTATCGTCGACCCTTCCTGCAACGGTGTGCTGGAAAACGCCGGGTTCGTGGTGCACAAGTTCCTTTCCAGTCAGGCTGATCTGAAAAAGGACGGTCGTTACAAGAACCTCGACAAGATCAAGGCAGACCAGTCGAATCCATTGTCCGAGCCTGACTATGCGGTGAATGCGAAGGATAAGACCTTCAACTTCGCAGATAAGGCGCGAACCAAGTTCGTCGTGTACGAATACTGGGGTTTCCGCGATGTTCACGGTAAAGGCGATCTGACGCCGTTCGTTGCAGCCTGGGCCGGCGATGTGCTGATTCGGATGGAAGAGAATCCGTTCCCGGACAATGCAATCCCCTTTGTGGCGATTCCTTACTTGCCGGTGTTCGAATCGGTGTATGGCGAGAGCGATGGCTCGTTGCTGATTGAAAACCAGAAGACGATCGGTGCGGTTCAGCGCGGGATGATCGATGTGCTGGCCAAGTCGGCCAACGGCCAGACTGGTATCGCAAAAGGTGCGCTCGATGCGGTGAACCAACGCAAGTTCGAAGAAGGGCGGGACTACCAGTTCAACCCGGGCAACGACCCGCGTACGGCGATCCATACCCACACCTTCCAAGAGCTGCCGACCTCGGCGTGGCAGATGGTGCAGAGCCAGAACCAACAAGCGGAGGCCATGACCGGGGTACAGGCTTTCTCTGCTGGTTTGAGTGGTTCGTCTCTGGGTGATACGGCAACTGGTGTGCGTGGTGCGCTTGACGCTGCATCCAAGCGTGAATTGGGCATTCTCCGGCGTATGGCTGCAGGTGTGGTCAAAGCAGGGCGCAAGATCATCGCCATGAACGCTGTGTTCTTGGAAGACCGTGAGGTGATCCGGGTTACCAATCAATCGTTCGTGGACATCCGCCGCGACGACTTGCCGGGTAACTTCGACATCAGCCTGGCGATCTCGACGGCCGAAGAGGACAACGCCAAGGCGCAAGAGCTGTCGTTCATGCTGCAAACGGTAGGTCCAAACGCAGGTTGGGGCGTGACTTCGCTGATCCTGGCTGATATCGCCCGTCTGCGTAAAATGCCGGACTTGGCAAAGAAGATTGCGGACTACCAGCCAGAGCCGGACCCAATCGCACAAGCCAAGGCACAACTGGAAGTTGCACTGCTGCAAGCACAGATCGCGACCGAACAAGCGAAGGCCGCGCACTATGCAACCGGCGCACAACTCGCTTCTGTGAAACAAGGCACCGAAGTTGCGAAAGCCAACGCATTGAATGCAAGCGCTGACAAAACTAACCTCGACTTCCTTGAACAAGAGTCTGGTGTAGCACAAGAGCGCAACTTGCAGTCTCTTGACCGTCAAGCAGAAGGTCAGGCACGATTGCAGGCAGTTCAGTCGGTTATCCGTCAACAAGAGGCCAGCCAAATGAATAAACCTAGCGCAACGTAACGACAATCGGTAATATGCGGGACTTCTCACGAAGTCCCCTCTAATTTCTCCAAGGAGCACCCCAAATGGGCAATGCCGTTAAACAAATCGAAATCACCATCGAACAATGCAAAGAAGTCATTGAACGCGGCAAAGCGCTCAATCGTTTGCTGGAAAACCCCGATTTCAGTTCGCTTATCATGAAAGGTTACATGGAGCGCGAGTCGCACCGTCTGACCCTGCTGCTGGCCGATCCTTCCTGCGAAACTCCGCAAGCCCGCGAGAATATCGTGCGTGACCTGTCTGCCATTGCGCAATTGAACGCGCACTTCCGCACTATCCGCACTGCGGCTGAAGTTGCTCAGCGCACCCTGGTTGAACACGAAGAGTTGCTGCAAGAAGAACTCGTCGCAGATCTGGAGGCTTAATCCATGTCTGACTTCCTGACGATGTCCGATGCTGACTTCATGGCGCAAGGCGCTGGCAAGTTGGCTGAAGCGCAGGCTGCTGCTGAAACCAGCACCCCTGACGCAACTACTCCCGATAACGTGGAGACTTCCAATGCCGACGCCACCGCTGCTGCCGAAGCACTTGCCGCTGGAACTGTTACTGCTCCCGATACAACTGCTACCGCGGAAACAGACGAAGAAGGCGAAACGCAGAACGAAGGGGGCGAGCAGGAAGAAGGCGGCGAACTTGGTGACGGAACTGACGAAGCGAATCAGGCGCAGCCAGAACTGGGCGCTGATGGTCAACCAGTCACCAAACCAGAAGTAAAGAAGGCCGAAGTCTCCACTTCTGATACTGGTTTGCCGGAAGGCGCTGAACGCATCTTCGCAACCTTCCGTGCGAACGGTCGCGACATGCAAGTGAAGTCTGTGGACGAAGCAATCCGCCTTATGCAGATGGGCGCCAACTATTCGCAGAAACAGGCTGTTGCCAAGAAAGATCGCGCATATGTGAAAGTTCTTGAGCAGAACGGCTTACTTGACCATGAAAAGTTGGCGTTTGCTGTTGACTTGATGGCCGGAAAGCCCGAAGCTATCGGCAAGTTGCTGAAAGACTCCAAGATTGACGTTCACGACATCGACGATGATAAAGTTGCAGCATACCGCGCAGAATCTCGCGCACCGAGTGCAGCATCTCTGGACCTCGACGAAGTTGTAGCAGAAATCGAAGGTACTACTCACTTCACTCGCCTTGTAGGCGAAATGAAGACTTGGGACCAAAAGTCGCAAGCATTGTTGGGTAGCCACCCTCAGGCGCTGAAACAGCTCACTGAGCAAATGGAATCCGGCGTTTATGACAAGATCATGGACGAAGTCAATCGGCAACAGGTATTGGGCGCGATGACAGGTGTGCCGGTAATGCAGGCATACAACGAGATCGGTCAGAAGATGGCCGAAGCTGGTGCTTTCAACGCCCCTGCTCCGAAGGGTCCAGTAAAGAAGCTGGTCACTCCGGGCAAAAAGACTTCGCCGGCTACGAAGGCCGATGAGGAACGCCGTCGCGCTGCTGCCCCTTCGAAGGGTGCAACGACTGCAACACAAGAAGCGAAGAAACCTGACTTCCTCTCGATGAGCGATGCAGAGTTCTTGAAGCAATCCAAACCGTAATAAGGAAAACCCGCGATGGCAGCTCCAAATACTTACACTCCGGCTTCGTATAATGCCCCACCGGGCACACCGTCCAGCATCGGCCCACAGGCCTATGAAGAGTATCACCAGAAACAAGCGCTGATCGAAGCGCGTAAGGAACAGTTCTTCACCCAACTGGCCGACGTTACCGTCATGCCGAAAAACATGGGCAAGAAGATCACCAAGTTCCACTACATCCCACTGCTCGACGACCGCAACGTCAACGACCAGGGTATCGACGCGAACGGCGCTACCATTGCGAACGGCAACCTGTACGGTTCCAGCAAGGACATCGGTGTCATTACCGGTAAGCTGCCAGCCCTGACCGAACACGGTGGCCGCGTTAACCGCGTTGGTTTCACCCGTATCGAGCTGGAAGGCACGCTGGAAAAATTCGGCTTCTACGAAGAATTCACCCAGGAATCCCTGGACTTCGACAGCGACGCCGAGCTGGACATGCACATCACCCGTGAAATGGTGAATGGCGCTCACCAGATGTCCGAAGCTGCTCTGCAGATCGACATCCTGAACGCTGCCGGTGTAATTCGTTACGCTGGTGATGCAACCTCCAACGTTACCCTGAACAGCGGCGACGTTGTTACTTACGACGACCTGTTGCGTCTGGGCATCCAACTGACCAACAACCGTACTCCGCGTACCATTACGCAGATCAACGGTACCCGTCTGACCGACACCCGTACCATTCCGGGCGCACGTCCTCTGCACTGCGGTTCCGAGTTGATCCCAACTCTGAAAGGCATGAAGGACATGCACAACAACCCTGCATTCATCTCGGTCGAGAAGTATGCGGCTGGCGGTGAAACCCTGATCGGCGAAATCGGCCAGATCGATGAGTTCCGTATCATCATCGTGCCGGAAATGCTGAAGTGGTCTGGTGGTGGCGCTCTGGTCACCGACGCGCTGTATCACGACAACGGCACCAACTACGACGTGTTCCCAATGCTCTGCATCGGCGACGGTTCGTTTACCACCATTGGTTTCCAAACCGACGGTAAATCGGTGAAGTTCAAGATCATCAAGAAGCTTCCGGGCGTTGAAACTGCGGATCGCCTGGACCCGTACGGCGAAATGGGCTTCATGGCCATCAAGTGGTACTACGGCTTCATGACTCTGCGTTCCGAGCGCATTGGTCTGATCAAGACCCTTGCCCTGCTGTAACGGCAACTGCAATACCATTTGGGGAGCTTCGGCTCCCCTTTTGGGTACAACTCGCACCGTTTCCGGAGAAACGCAATGTCTGATGACCAAGCTGTACCTGATGAACTCGAATCTCTCAAAGCCCGAGCTACCAAGCTGGGGATTACTATTGACGGTCGCTGGGGCGTAGAAAAGCTCCGCGAAGTCGTGAACGCCGCAATCCAAGGTGATAAGCCAGTGACTGAACCAACTACCGCCCCTGCTCCACAACCGGCTCCAGCTACAGTAGCTGCGCCAGCTCCCGCGGTTAAAGCGGTCGAGCAAGCACCTGCTGTCGTGAAAGAAGCGCCGGTCGAGAACGAAATCAAGTCCCCGGTCGAAGTCACCAAGATGCCTTCGCTGGCGGATGCCATGCTGGTCAAGGAAGTGGACACCGGGCCTGAAACCGAAGGCCAGAAGAAGAACCGTCTGCGCCGCGAAGCGATGGCTCTGGTGCGCGTGCGTGTGTCCTGCATGGACCCACAGAAGAAGAACCTCAAGGGCGAGCTGATCTGTGTATCGAACCGCAACTTCGGCACCATCCAGCGTTTCATTCCCTTCAACCGCGAATGGCACATCGAGAAGGTGCTGTACGACGCGTTGCAGGAAAAGGAATACATGGTGTTCGACCGCGAGAAAACGGGCCGTGCCGGTATCGAAGTCGTGACCCCGCGTAACGTCCCGGCGTTCAACATCCAGGTTCTGCCGCCGCTGACCAAGGGTGAGCTGAAGGATCTGGCTCAGCGTCAAGCCATGGCCGACGGTACCCGTCAGGAGTAATAACGTATGGCAGTTACCCCGATTACCCTCA